TGATCACCATAGTCACGTTCTTTGCCTGTCTTCCAATCCAATACATGGATTGAGGTACCATCAACATACATGGCGTCCATGACTCCACGTAGCCAGACTTTTGCCTCGCTAAAGCCACAAGGTAGCCATTCACGGTCTACGCCAAGCTCAACCTCAGGCCTTGCTTGTTTTTGCCTTAACTCGGCAAGATAGGGATTCCAATAGGCAAAGGCGTCCTCGATGGGTAAATGCAAACCTTCTAAAGCTTTTTCAAACTTTTCATGAATTTGCTTGCCACGATCTGCAGCGTCGCCTGCAGGTTCATGTAACCTGTCAATTCGTGTAAGCTTGTACTTAAACGGACACTGCTCGTAAGCTTTAATGCTTGAATTTGAGAAGCTCATTTACATGCATCCAAGAACTCATTCAGTTTATCATGTAGCCAAAGACGATTGGCCTCGCCTGTTGTGATTGCAGGATCCATCATTGACGGACGCTGATCTTTTATCCATTCTTTAAAGTCAGCGCCTAGCCTAATTTGAAATGTACCTTGGTTAGCATTGGCTAAAACGGTTGTGCCTAGGCCATTAAAAGATGCCCCTGTTGTTAAGTCTGCGTAGTTCATTTTGTTTCCTGATAAGAATTGCCAACCTTATAATCAGAGACCATGGGTACATCCATTTTACATGCATTGCACATGGCATGCATAAGACAATTAGCCTCACGTTCAATGTGCTCTTCAGGTGCGGAGATAACCAACTCATCATGCACGCTTAATAACAGTCTACTATCTTGCTTTGTCTTTTGATACAACAACATTGCCGCTTTGGCTTGATCCGCAGCTGAGCCTTGAATTAACAAGTTAACACCTTTATAGTCAAACTCACGTAATTGACCATTGATAACCTTAGGAGGCTCCATCTTAACTAAGCGACCGCCTAGAGTTTTAATAGGCTGATTAAGCTTGTAACGCTGACGCATTGTAGCCTGCATTGACTTAAGTCCTGGCGCCACGGCCGATGTGTAGGCATCCATCAATGTTTTGGCCAAGTTGTAATCAATCTCTAACATTTCACTAATCTTTTTAGGCCCAGCGCCGTATAGGATTGCAAATGATACGCCTTTTGAATACGTACGACTTACCTCGCGGCCGCTGGCTTTGGTCATCATCTCAGCTGCGTAGGTATGCAAATCAGCTCGAGCATCCTGTTGATACTGCTGCATTAGGTTGCCACCTTCAAAGTGGGCAAAGATACGCAGCTCTTGTGCGTTAAAATCACACGCCACAAGTTTATGACCTTCATCAGGCAAAATAAAGCTACGAATTAATGGCAATGGCGCAACATTTAAGTCTTTTGGCAATTCAACCTTAGGGTATCGAATAGGCGCATTTTGAAAATTTGGTGTTGATGAAAGTCGTCCTGTACGGGTACCGCCACGCTCGCCTCGTACACTGTTCCAGTTGGTGTAGATTCGACCTGTAGATGTTGAAGCGTGTAGCCAGGGCTCAATGAAAGTTGATAAGCAAGTTGATAAGTTGGCTCGATATCTGAGTACATCTTTTAACTCCTTATTGATTAGCATTTCATCCAAAGCTTCTTTGGTGGCTTGCATTTGGCCTTTATCCGTGGTAGGCCAAATTTTATTTTTATCCCAATGCTCGGATTGATAAATACTCTCGACAAGCTGTTGATCGCTGTCAACATTCAATTCAGGAGACTTTAACAATGAACGGACCCAAACAGTACTGGCTTCAATATCTTTTTCTGCTTGTTCTTTTGCTTGCTGTAGACCTTGTTGGTCAACGCGTACGCCAAGCCGAGAATTTTCAAGCAACATTGGGATTAGCTCTAACTCACGATAGTACGGCTCTTGCTGTGCAGGCAGAACTTTATCATGTAAAAAAGTAAAAAGCTTGTAAGTTAGTCTTACATCAGCCATAGCGTATTGGCCAACTAAATTAACCGGGCCTTTTGATATGTGAGCGCCCCAGGTAGATTTTTTACGTTTTGCCTCGGGCACATTGTTAATAATCCATTCACGGAGCTCATCTCTTTCACTAGGCTCGGCCAAGCCCCATGTTACAACCAAGTCTTTTAGCGCCAATGATTGTACATGCGGATCATGTAAGAAAGCAAGTATGAGTGTATCATGAATAAGCTCAGGCCTTGGCACTGGTAAATTGAAATAAGTCTCAATCACATCAAGATCAAACATTGCATTATGAAATAGCAACGGTCGACCTGAGTTGTAAGCCCAGGTTAAATATGACTTAACTATGTCAAAAGCGCAGTTGTTGCCTACAACATGGCCAAAAGCGTAGTAGTTACAAGCATCGGTTAATGGGTCATACACAGCCAAGCCAACTGGCTCAGGCGGATACTTAGGTCGCGATTCAATGCCGAGAGTTTCAAAGTCTAATACAATAGGTTGCATGGCTACCTAAAAAAGAAGTTTATATTTTGGAGCACAGGTAACATCAATCACAACATCAGTTGTGTAGTTATTAACTCTTCGTTTGCCATAGACCATTACGGCACGAGCACCATTGCCTTCACATTCCTGAATTGCAGTAATAACTTCATTACGGCTTAAAGGGCGCACATGTGGATCAACATCCAAAGCGCTGTTAGGCTCAGGAATACGACCCGTGTACATTGGTGGAAAAGGCGGTACTTGATTAATTGATTTGTATTCTGGCTGTGCGCAACCAACTACAAGCATTGACATACATAAAGCTAATTTTGCGTTCATATTTAGCTCCAAGTGGGGGCTACGGGCAGAGTGTGTACAACAACCGAGATCTCACCTTGATCTTAATTGTTCTCCACCCTCGCCCCCAAGCTTATTTTAATATTTATCACTGCCGGCTTCAGCTACCGGCTCCTGTACCAAGCCACCATCACCAATTTCGCCTGCCGATTCGATGGCCTTTTCCAATTCATCCTTGGCTTTAGCAATCAAGGCCTGGATGACGCCAGTGTCCTCAATTGGTTTGACCATGGAGAAATTAACCTTGAACTGCGTCTTGGCATCTGGCGCCACTGAGATCTCACTGATAACGGCCAAGGGAGGGCGCTTCAATGTTGCAGCGACTGTTTGTACATAGGTTGCGTAGTTCTTTAGGCTAGTTACCGGTGGACGTAGAGCTGCGACCTCAGCAGTTTTAACGGTCTCAGGCGTTGAGATTGCGTCGGCTGGGACCAACAATAGTCTACGTGTTTCACGACATGCTTTGCCTTTTCCTCCTGTGGGGCTGGAGCCCCATTCATTCATCGGGCAGCCGTCGCATTTACTGGATTGAGGCTTTGGCGATCCAGCTGCCGGGGCCATATCACTCGCCGACGTGCCGATGGCAAAACAATCCGGAGGTACGATCTTGGTTGGGTCATACCGACTGGAGTAATACAAACGCTCAATCGGGCCGGATAAGATTACACAAGCCAGTTTATTGTTAGCAACCGGATCACCACGGTAGCTGAGAGTACCTCCTTTGGTTGATATAAAAGTTGTTTGCAAACTTGCCTGCTCCGCTTTGACTGACTCGGTTGCCAAAGCTGCAAGTTGATCTTCAAATAACGCGACTGCGTTTTGTTGCTTAGCCATAAGGGCTCCTTTCAATAGTAACGAGTTACTTGCGACGAACGCTGAGCTCCCAGACCGAAGTAATCTCGGTACCAGGAATTTGCTCGCCCGATTCCCAGCGCTCACGGAATGCGGTCGAGGATAAACGCTTGTGAAGAAGTTCGAATTCACCTGTCTTTGCAACATGATCATAGAAGGCCGGCCAATCAATAATGGCTGGGTGTTTAGCTTCACGCATTGTGCAGCTAGCCTTTTCAGACGATGCTTGCGTAAGACCTGCAGTTGACATTTGTTCCATGATGTCGGCTTCGATTTTGGCCAGGTCTTCATTGCACTTTTTAATTTGTTCATTTAAGCTTTCCTTCAAAGCTTTGACTTCAACAAATTGGTCGATAAGATCTTTGATGTTCATAGCATTGCTCCATGCGCTCTTAGTACCCGTTCAATCTCGGGCTCGGGGTTTTGCCAACCAACAGGCTTTACAACATCGTATTGTTGACCGCGTAAAGACCGTACTCGATCATTAGCAGGTTCTTTTTGCATATTGGCCTCGTGTACAATGTCAAACAGTTGGTTGAAAGGCAACCCCATGGCGTGGGCCATGCCAAGAGTAACGTAAACCAAATCGGCAAGGGCGTCGGACGCGTCCACTATGCTACCTTCCTCAACGCCACGGAGGTACTCGCTGAGTTCCTCCATGATGAAGCGTGCAAAGTAGCTGGTTTGCTCTGGTGAAAGTAACTGCGGCTTATCACCTATTGGCAAAGCCATTTTTTGTCTGAACTCTTTTACTTGGGCATACATCATTTAACGGCCCAGGCAATGAGAGCAAAGATCAAACCTACAATGGCTAGGTCGCCAATAAAGTACCAGGGGAAATATTTACTCCATGCAAATTGAATGCGTGTCATGCTAGTTGCTCCTCAATAATGTTGTTGTCATTGGTTTGCCATAAGTCGGATAGCCAAATGGGTGGTTTGCGTTGGCCTTTGTAATACACCATGGGCATACGGCTGGCTTTGCTGGCGTAATAGCGACGGTAAGATTGTATAGGGTCGTCGCTTTTAAATTCGTCAGGCATAGCCAAGGGTGGTGGTTGCCATTTAAGGGGTAAATTGGCCAAGGTTGGTGGTGCATAATAGAGATGGTCGTGCAATACGTCGTGGCATTTATGCCGTTTGCCATAACGGTTAAAGAATTCACGGCCAAGATAGTTGGCTAAGTCAACAAGCCAGTCGTAATGCAAACGTGATTGCCTACACCATTTGGCACTAGGATGATTGACATGCGTAGGCTTGTAGACAACTGTATGGCCATTGCCGTGTTGATGGTGTGCAGTGGCTAAGAGTTGGCAGCTTTCCATAAGCATTTTGCCGACATGTTTGTCGCAATGCATACTGGCTGCAAGTGGCGCCGAAGGGTGTAGATAAAAGATATTCATAGTGGTGGATGCCTTTCAATAATCAACAGGAGAACTACAGTGTTAATTATACCATAAGCAGCCAGGGGCCGGAGCCCCTAGCCAACTTATTGTTAGGCTGCCAAAGCCAGGAGCTCGTTGGCGGCTTCTTGCTTGACATTGACACCGGAGCCAAACCAAGCATTGCGGAGCCGAGCATCGGTGGTGCGGGCGGTTTCCCAATCCATGAGCTGCGTCACGGCGTTAAGAGCACCCCAGGCCGTACCTTTGGAGGACTCCATGTCGGCGCCGATGCCTGCGCCTTGGAAAAGCTCCAGTGCTCGAGTTGCAGCACGGCTGGGCTTGAGCTCGTCGCCACCGAGAATCTTGGCAAAGATCTTAGTTGCCTGCTCGCTGGAGACTTTGATCTTGGCCAGCGTTTTGGCCGTGAGCTCAAAATTCTTAAAGACTTGGTTGTACTCACCAAGCTTGGATTTGACTTCATCGGCGTTGAAGACCGAGGAGTGACGAACCTGAACCACGTCGCCGGAGCCTTGAGCCAGCTGCAGAGTGTTATTGCATACCACGCGGACCGAGGTCAACCTTGCCTGAGTGGCCAAAGATCCATCGGCCGAGGATGCCAGGAGTAGATATTGGTTAACCTGATCGCCGGCCACGGAGAACTCGCCTTCCATTTTGGCAAGGGCCCAATAGTGAGCACCGTCGCGCAGGACGCCGGCTGTTTCCAAGTGCGCAATGGTGCCTACCATGTCGCGGAAAAACTCCAGCACCTCGATAGGCTGCACAATCTTGTACCGATTAGATACCAGGCCGAGAGGCAAGTTGGTATCTTGGCGGTAGATGACGCGCTTGCCATTGAAAGCGTTCAACGCGCCGGATTCAGGTTTGAACATCACATTGGCCATGGCCAGTTTGAAATCAAGGCCAGATTCTTGAGCCCAGACTTCAATCGGAGAATTCTCGGTCAGTTGCTGACCTAGGCCATGCCAAGGGGTTTGGCCAACGTAGGCCATTGCGTTGCGACCATCTGCTGTTTGTGCGATCATGTGTGCCATGATGTAATTCCTTTCAATATTCAAAAAAGTTAGTTAGTAACAAGAAACGTGCTGTACTACAATTGCAATTTTAATGGTTCTCGGGACTTTGTGTAGGCAAAATGGGACTTTTTTCATATTTTCGTGTTATTTTTACATCGTGAAATATAGCACGAGAACGGGTCTATAAGCCTTGCTGCGCCTTCCAATACTTGTTATTTTGTTCCCCTACCCATAGGCCAACGCAGGCCATCTCAAGCTGTTCTGATGGATTTCTGGGGTCGATGGCCGCTTGCTGACCTTTGAGCTCGCCAAGATGTGTCCCCATTTGAAAGAAAACAACCCCCGAAAGGGCCATTGCCAAGATGGTTTTCATTTATTTTTCCTTATGTCACGCCAGATAACCACTGCCACGCCTACAAAGACAAGCACAACAAACCAGATTAAGTCACGTGCCGCCTCGGCCGCTAGGCCTGAGTCAATCCAATAGGTATTTCTCATTATTCAGGACTCCTTGTCGAGGAAAACGCAGTTTGAATTTGTAGCTTTACTTTTACCGGCACGCCTCGTAGACGCCAATAACCATTATCTTGCGTGTCGCGCCATTGCTCGGCATGTTTGCGCGTCTTAAACAACGCGGTGGTAAAGGATTCCCAATGATACACGGGCATGCGCGCAACAAAACGCTCCGTGCCTTTAATTTGCAAAGCCCAAAAGTAGCGTTTCATTTTAATGGCAGCCGTTGTTGTAAAAACCAAATGTAAAGCTTTTCTCTCCACTCATCAGAGGCAAAAGGCCATGCATAAAAAATTGCGTCACGCGTTGGCACGTAAAGTCCTTTCCTGTTGCAATGTTGTTTCGCAGTTTAGCAATTCATGGCGCAGCATTTTAATGTCGTGCTCTTGTGTTTGTTGTTGTAGTGCGCGTTTTTGTGCATTGGCTCGCTCTTCTATTGTAATGACGTACTCCGTGTCGTTTGCATCTCTTATTGAGATTTTTTTAGTCGTTGAGGCCAGCTTGCTATCACCAGCCATATCAAACTCAATAGGTCCTACATATTGCACTGCAACGGAGGTGCCTCGTTCTTGTTGCAATGCATGGCGCACGATGTATGCAAGCTCGTGGCAATACACTATGGTTGGTTTCATGCGTTCTTCTCCTCAAGAGGGGTGACTTCAGGGGTGCAATAGTTAGGTTTACCCCCGCAGTAAGACTTGACTGGTGGTTTCTCTGTCTGCGCTAGTGCTTGGCGTAGTGCATCTATGGCCTCATGTTCTTCCCATTGTTCTTCTAAAGCCTCCAACGCCATCTCTGCTGCTTTGCGTAGGTCAGTCATTTTGCTTCTCAGCAGGCTGCTCATTCTGTAGCAATGTAAAGTGCTTGGACAGGTCATGCTGAGCGATGTAGTCGCCGAGATTAATAGGCTGCTTGGCCATTAATCCATTAATAAACATCACCATAAGCTTGGCCGTGTCATAGCCTGAAATATCCTTGGCAGGTGTGAAAACAAGATCCACGTTGCCAATCTGCACCTTGATATCACCTACTGGGATTGTGGTTTGCTCAGTTGTTGTTGTTTCAGTCATAATAAAAAGCTCCTTGTAAAGTCATTTTGCACACTCGCGGTACAGGCGTAGCACCTCTTCGTAGGTCATGCCATATTCTTGCGCGATCTCAATCAATACTTCTCTCTTCTCATCCGGTGACTCAAAGCCCTTAAGGCATTCAAGCCTAAGGGCGTCGAGCACCGTGAGCTGTTCTCTGCGGTAATACGCCACGATCAGTTAGACTCCTTTTTTCAATTGCTTTTTCCAATCCTCGATTAAGAGCTCAAAGTCCTCGTAATGGCGCTTATCGGCCTGAAGCCTGCCAAAATCGTCGGGCTCAAGATATTCTAACAATTTAAGTGTGCTTTCAGCAAGCTCGCGATCAATGATCAGTTTGCCAAAGTGCTTGGCCGTTGAGTTGGCGCGAATCATTGCCGCGCGGTCCATGAAGAACCGATCGCGCTCGACCGGGTCCTCGGGGATAGGGAATTTGAAAGTCTTGGCCATGATGTTAAACCTTTCTTGCAGTAACCTTGCAGGTAATGGAGGCCGTCGTGGTGGTGTATTGCTTGACGGTCTGAGCGTCGATGGCCAAATCCTTAACCATTTGCTTGTAATCAATGACGTTGCGTTGGCTAAGCGTAACGGTAGCGTCATACAGATTGCCTTCGTGGCGACCTTCGCCGGCGTTTTTAAGGTTATCCTTAATCTGCTCGGCGCGTTCTTGGAGCTCAGCAATCTGAGCCAATAGCATACCGAGTTGATCGACGTGAGTAAGTTGGATGTCCAGTGCTTGCATGATGTGATTCCTTTCAATAGTCAGTTAGATACAGAGAGAAACGTGTTACAAGATGAATTATAGCACGAATCTGCCATCTGGACCGCCATCTCGTGTTATTTTTACATCGTGAAATATAACACGTCGGACCATGGCCAGATAGGCTTCTGAGAGGTGGTTAAAAAGTAACCAGCCTGGCATGTACATAAATCCATTGTACAATGTAGGTGTGGCAATGTAGCCTTATTTTTTGATCATTGAAAGGAATTCCTACAACATGTCGGGCCAAGCAAACACGCAGGTTATATCTAAAGAGCTCATGCAAGAGTTGGAGCTTTTGACCGTGCAGGCGCCGACTTTTGAAATCGCGCTAACTGCATTGAGATTGCAAACTGCAATTAAGAATTACGAATTCTTGGTTGATCATTGCTTAACGCCGAAAGTTTTTTTCTCAGACGGTGATGGAGAGACAAAACAGTGATTACAATAAGCCTGATGTAGTAAAATATTTTTCCATTGACCATTGACAACGTAAAAAAGTTTAACAGGAGCAAAAGCTTTGACACAGCAGCAACAGACTGCGCCAATAACAGGCTTTGGCGCAAGTGTTATTACACACCAACAGTTGTATGATCAGTTCCTGCAAGATAGACAATTCACACACACGGATGAGCAAGCATTAGGCTTAAAACTTTTAACGCCCGAGGAAACGCATAAGCTCTTAGGCCATACGCGTGAGGCGTCGATTCAGTTGCCGTACTTTGACTTGGACGGTAAACCGACAGGCTTTAACCGCGTCCGTTTGTTGGCGCCAAAAAGCAAAATGAAATACTCACAGCCTCGCGCCTCGGGCTCACACATTTACTTTCCACCCACAACGGGGTGGAGGCACGTCGCCGGTGATGTTGATATACCTATCATCATCACGGAGGGTGAGTTTAAAGCCTGGCAGCTAACCAAGCATGTAACGGCAAACGCATTGAGTTATGCATGCCTAGGCTTGGCCGGTGTTACGAGTTGGTCGGATAAGCAAGGCCTGCATCTGCACGCAGACTTAATGCAAATACTATGGAGGCGTAAAACCAGCTTTGCAGATAAGTCGCGCAAGGTGTACATCATCTTTGATTATGATGGCAAAGAGGATAACGGTGAGCCTAATGAGCAGGTGGGCATGGCGGAGACTAAGTTAGCCGTGACGCTGAGGGGTTTAGGCGCTGAGGTCACACTGTGCCGTGTTGGTAGGTTTGGCTCTGGCAAGGGAAGTAAATACGCCATTGATGATTTTTTACTAACCGGTGGCAGCTTGGGGCAAATCTTAACTGCAACCACAACAGTGATGAATGGCGTTGACACGTTAGAGACAAAGCTGTATGAATTTAAAACTCAATACGCGTTGTTTAACGGCGATGTGATTAGACTGCGCGACGGATTGGTGCTTAACTGGGGCAAGGCTAAGATAGACTCAGCGCAGCATTTCTTCATACAGGCGACGCCTAAAGCAAACGGAGGAGTCTCAACAAAGGAACTCCCGCTGATCGAGGAATATAAGAAATGGCCTAAATGCTGTAAACTTGAGCACATTGGTATGTACCCGGAGTTTCAGGGATTGCAGATCACACCAACCAGGTGTTACAACCTGTTTCGCGATTGGGCTCACGAGCCTTTAATTGGCGACCCAAGCCCGTACTTGGAATTTTGTCAATACTTTTTTCAAGCCGAGCCACACTTTGCGGAGTACTGGCATGATTGGGTAGCCAATGTCATACAATTCCCGTACAGGAGAAATAACACAAGCCCACAGTTTATACACGACATGCAAGGCATGGGCAAGTCCGCAATTCCTGAATTTATCGCCGAGATGTTGGGAATTGGTGAAGGCGCGCCGGCAGCGACGTTAGGCCCTGATGATCTTTTTGGCAACTTTAATGGTGTCTTAAAAGGCAAAGTCTTTGTGGTTGTCAATGAGCCCTCAAGTGATAGAGAGGATCACTCTGCAAAGCTAAAGAACCTGATCACTGGCAAAGAGATCATGATCAATAACAAATATGGCGCGCAATACGTAATCAAGAATTACGTAAACTACGTATTTACATCCAATAAGCCTTACATCACGCATATGGGTAACTCCAGCCGCCGCGAGGCGATTTACAAATGCCCAACGTTTGATCAGAAGGACATCTTTGATCGTGTAAGCAATATGATGGCCTGGGCCAGAAAAGATGGAGGCAAAGGCTTTAGCTTTGTGTTGGATTGGTATTTGAACCGAGACATTACGAAGTTTGATCCATGGGCTGCGGCGCCAAAGACTAAATACAAAGAACAGGCTATCGCGCTAAGCAAAACACCTACCGAGGACTTTGCTCAAGAGCTCGTGCAATGGATTGTTAACAACTGTGGAGGCAAGGCCGCACTGACGGCAAACCAAATACAAGTTTTATGTGAAAAGTGGGGCCATGATAAAAACGCCAAGCCTCAGTACGTACGTAAAGCTTTGGCTGCTTACGGAGATATTGAGCCCTCTCGATTAATAAAACACAATAAAAAATCAACTCGCTACACGATCATTGTGGTAACACCTGCAAATGGAGAAAGCTGCTTAATTGAAAATTACACGAGTCTTGTGAGAGAGACCGAAGCTGCTTTGGCACAAGAAATTGGCAATGAAACTGCTTATTAATGAAAAAAGGTGTTACCCTGTTACTTTGGTGTTACCGATGAGAGCCTTTGCTGGATTGAAAGGTAACAAGGTAACAGTAAGTAACAGTAATTTATATTTTTATATAGATATGTGTACTTATGTATGTATATACATATATATACGTTTTTCTATAATAGTTTTCGGGCCTAGTGTTACCTGCTTTTTGTTACCTGCTGGCGCAAAATCCAAACCTGTGTACAATCCATAAAGTGTTGTGGTATAACTCGCTTTCACTATGACTACGAAAACTCCGACAAAGGACGGGAAGTTCTTAGGTCGACCTACTAAGTACGATCCCGCGCTGTGCGAAAAAATTGAGCCACTTGGCAAACTGGGCAAGTCGCGTTGGCAAATCGCGTCCGAGCTTGGCATTACGCCATCTAATCTTCGTAACTGGGAAGAAGTTCACGACGATTTTCGGGCAGCCTTGGACTTAGCACGATTAGACGCGCTAGCTTACTGGGAGCAACTTGCTGAGACGCACGTTATTGAGACTCCAGGCGCGCCAAAGCTTAACACCGGGCTATGGTCGCGTTCCATGGCTGCGAGGTTTCCCAACGAATATCGTGAAAATTCTAAAGTCGAGGTCACCGGCAAAAATGACGGCGCAATTCAAGTTGATGTAATGCATGACTTTTCACAAGATTTGATCAATGATCTCTTGGCCGTAAGACAGCGCGATGCTGAAGCCGGAGATAGCTGAAAAATTTGCCGACAGGATTCGTAATGGGCCGGATCTTGGCAAACTCCCACCAGAGCAGCGTGCTGCTGTCAAAGCACGCATTAAGTGGCTTACCATCGCAAACAAGCACCAAATACCTCCAGCAGGAGATTGGTGGACGATATGGTTGCTCTTGGCAGGTCGGGGCGCCGGTAAAACGCGCACTGCTGCTGAGTGGACCTGGCACGAAGCTTGGACCAAACCTAGTACGCGGTGGCTAGTGTCCGCGCCTACTTCAGGGGATGTACGCGATGTGTGCTTTGAGGGTGACTCAGGTTTGCTGAGCGTAACCCCTACCGAGTTGATTGAAACCTATACACGATCATTGCATGAATTGAGACTAAAGAACGGGAGTCTCATTAAAGGGATTCCAGCCTCTGAGCCTGAGCGATTCCGAGGCCCGCAGTTCCATGGTGGTTGGCTCGATGAGCTTGCAGCATGGGAGTACCTTGATGATTCGTGGGACATGATTCAGTTTGGGCTACGGCTTGGCACACAGCCTCGCTTAATCTGCACCACAACGCCAAAACCGAAACCTCTAGTTGCCGATCTGGTGGCACGCGACGGCCAGGATGTATGCTACACCACGGCCAGTACGTACGACAATCTCCAGAACCTCGCTCCAACTTTCAGACAACAAATTTTGCAATACGAAGGAACTAAGTTAGGAAGACAAGAGATCTACGCCGAGCTTATTGATCCCGAAGAATCAGGCATCATAAAACGTGATTGGTTTAAGCTTTGGCCAAATGAGAAGTCGCTTCCACGATTTGAGTATGTCGTGCAAAGCTATGACTGTGCCACATCTGACAAGACTAAGAATGATCCAACTGCCTGCACCGTGTGGGGCGTGTTTAAGCCGGGTGCGGACTCGGCGATGTCGGTCATGCTGATCGATTGCTGGGAAGAATACATGCAGTATCCGGATCTCAGGCCTCGTGTTATTGAGGAAGCCGGCGCCATTTATGGAGATGAGAATGAGTTTGGGCATGGCAAAAAAGTTGATCTCATTTTAATCGAGGACAAATCAGCCGGCATATCACTTGTCCAGGACTTGCAACGTGGTGGTTTGCCTGTAAGAGCTTACAATCCAGGCAATGCGGATAAGATGCAACGTCTTAATATCGTGAGCTCTATCATTGCCAAAGGCCGCGTCTATGTGCCTGAGTCATCGGTCAAAGCGGGCTATGCTCGTGATTGGGCTGAGCCTCTCATCAACCAGCTTTGCTCGTTCCCCGAAGTTAGACACGATGACTTGGTAGACAGTACAACTCAGGCTTTAAGAATTTTACGCGACATGGGGCTCATAACTATTGACGTGGTGTATGATGACTCCGACTCTTACGTCGATGAGACAAAACCTAGAAGGGTAAACCCCTATGCCATCTAGTGAATTAGATTTCTTTCTGTCCGCGCTCAATCCGGATCAGTCCGAGCTTGATCAAATGCGCTACGCTTTGGCAAACCGCGCGCCACCAAAGCCTGCAAACTACGAGCAGACCAGAGAAATTCCTACACCTGAGAATATTGTTTATGGTAATTACTTGGCCGAGCAGGAAGCTTTAAGACGTCAATCACAGGTCAAGGCAACATCGCCTCAAGGGCAATTCATGGAGCGCGTGGTTGCGCCGTATGTTGAGCCTGCATTGTCCATCTTATCAAGCATGGGCTCAATGCCTCTTGCAGCAGGTGAATCGCTTGCCAAGACGGGCACGACCAAAGCTTTGGAGCTTGCAAACATAATCACGCCGGCGCAAAGAGCTGAGCTCTTGGCCAAAACGCCAAGCATTGAGCAACAAATTGCAGCCCGTACGTTTGAACCAAGATCCGCAGGTGGCAAAGAAAACCTGCAAGCTTTAATGCAATTAGCTGAAGAGTCCAAGCTCCCGCATATGTGGCCTGTTGCAGGCGGCAGAGCGCCTGTTAGGTCTATGCTTACACCGGATGATGTAAGAGCTATGGGTGGACAGGCTGCAAAGCTAAAGCAAGAAGTGCGTGACATTCCAATAGACTTTCCTAACGCAAAACAAGGCATGGTTAGGCTTGATCAATTTGGTGAGCCTACGGTTGGTGCAAAACTAGGTGTTGTGGCTAACAGAGCTGAGTCGGCAGGCCAAGCTTTAGACTTGCCAGGCATTACGGACAGGCCACCGGTTGGCGCCATTCGTATGCCTGGTGGCCAATTGATGGTGCCTAAATCTGTTGGTGATATATCACCAGAAGCAGTAAGTTTGCCTGTTGGCAAAATTACCGACGTATTGACTGAGGCTTCACCCGTTGGCGAAGTGTTTGCTAAAGCTAGTCTTGGAAATGCAGGCGTACTACATAATACGTATCAAAAGTTATATCTTGGGCCACGTGAAAATATGACTCAAGATCAAGCATCAGCATTCAACTTTGATATGCAAACAAGCCTTACAGCTTTTGAAGAAAACCAAGTTAAGCAATTATTTCCTGATGCAGCATTGGATGAAGCTTATGAAGCCTTTAACACTTTATACTCGCTTGATAAACGTCTTGAAATGCGATACAACTGGCTTGACGCGTTTACTAAATCACCTGAAGCTCAAGACATAGCGCAACGTTTTGGCGTTCAATTACCATCGTTGCAAGAATTTAACGACAGACTTACTGCAGCCAATCAATGGCTTACAGGCCCGTTTACACAGTATGTGCAAAAGTTTGTAGGCACTGAGAAAGATCCGCTATTACAACTTGCTGAGCAAGGCATGACATTTAGACCTGCAGCCGAGTTAATAGAAGCCATTGATGATTACACATCAAATTACTCAAAAGTAATTGATGAAGTAAAGAAAGCAAGACAACAATTCAACAAAGACCCAGAAGGCTCATACAAGCAACGAATTGCTGAAAAAGAAACAGAGCTTGAAACTTTGCAAGATGATTATAGAACACTAAACGCGGAGCGTCGCGCATTAGGCGAAAAGTTTTTAGCAGAAAATCCAAACCGCGATCCCGCCGATGACCCAACGTACGCTGCAACAACAAACCCTCTTAAGACAAAAGAAAAAGAGATTACTCGCGCGTCCTTTGAGCTTGATAATCTAAAATTAGCAGATAGATTTGAGCTTATTAGTGACGCGATTATGGCGCCTCGCATTAGTCAAAATGTTAAAAATGAATTGTCTTACGCGCAAAAGAAGTTTTTCCCAGGTATTGAGAAGATCCCCGACATTGAAACAGTGTATGACATTCGTAAATCGCCGCTTCGCATTTCTGGCCTAGAAGAAGCAGGCAGTAAGTTTACACGCGACATTATGCAAGGCGTTATTCCTGTTGATCAGATTAAAAATACGCCACTTGCCAGGTTTATTAGAGACATTGCTGAGACACGAATTAAAGAAGAACGTGACGCCAAGTTAGCAGAGATTAAGTACATTAATGATTTGCAAAACAAGCTTCTAGATGACATTGGCACTTTGCCCACTGTTAGCAAGTTTGGCAATATCACAGCGTTAACAATAGACAGCTCATATCCAAAATCTGAGATTGCCAGGCTCCTTTCCGCGGATACTGAAATATTGGATCATTGTGTAGCTTCGGGTGGCCCCGGTGGCAAACGTAAACATTTTTTAACAGGCAAATCACGCAACCATGAGCCTGTAGCAAACCCAATTACAGGTGTAATACAAAGCAAGTTTGATGAAAGTCAGTTGCCCAGATACATACGCGATGTAGAAAGAGGCTCATCACAGATTGTGTCTATCCGTGATAACACAACAGGTTACCCGGTAGGCACCATTGAAATGTTTGCCGTGCAAAATCCTGAGCCCCCAACACCCGAGGTAATGGCTATACTTGCAAAGTACTTGTCGCCCGAAAACGTTGAAAAGTTTATGACAAAAGTCGACGTTGGTGGCGTACGAAATGGCCTAGCTTGGTTGGAAAATGCTACCGATTCGCCAAATTTTAGTGCACTTAAAAATGAGATTGAGCAATTACCTACTGGGCAAGTTTTTAACATAGGCTCGGCTTACGGGTATCAAAACGGCGCAATTGACGCAAATTACGCAAAGTCTATAGCCGAGTACCTTAATGCTAATTCTAATAAGATTGCCTATAGTAGTGATCCTCTTACTGATGCAGGTATTTATGACGCTGTGCGTGAAGGTGTAGCAGAGTTAGCCAGTCGGTTTTCTATTTCCCCTATGATGATGAATGACGTGTTACAAGGCAAGCCAAGATTTGTTACACGTAGTGAAATCAAACAAGGCATAAAAGATTTAAAGACACGTCAAGCTGACGAAGCAGACGTGAACGACCCTGTTATACAAGGCATGCTGACTGCGCTAAACGCTTTAAACAGCGAGTCCACCAACTTAAGAAGAGGCGCTAGCGTAGCACAGGATTTACGACTTAGGCCTGAGTTGTATAACTTAGAAAATGCGCCTCAAAATGTAATTAACGACATTGCCAATACTATGTCGTTGTATGAAAGTTTTTTTGCAGGAGATTTAATTAAAGAATTTTCTCGAGAACTAGGCAGACGTAAAGTTATGCAAGCAGGGGGTGAGCCGGTTGACGTAGCAGCCAATCTTGTGCTTAATTACTTCAACACAATGGAGCCTGGTGATATGCGTATAAACGCAAACAGGCTTAGAGATCAAATTACGCGCCGCCCCACTATGTTTGATTTAGAAAACACGCCCCCTGAAGTTAGACAAGAGCTTGCGCAAAGAATTGCTAACATGCAGCCATTTGACCCGTTTAAAGAATTAACGATCAATGATTTGCAAAACTTACTGTCAGGCAAACCTCTTGAGCAATTACCTGCGGTAGCACAAGCGCCTGAGCGGCCTCTTATAGCCAACGCTATCTTTGCAATCATGGAAGATAACTTCAATCCTGATAATCCGCTTGAAATGTTATATGAGCCACGTGATCGAATTGTAGCAACCACGTACAGCACAATTTTGGATCGTGTTACTGGTGATGATAATGTAACTAGTCCAGGCGATGCTGTAGAAAAGCTTCGTGAGTACGCAAATCGTGTACTTACTGAAGAGTTTGCGCGATTAGAACCACCACAACGTAATTTGGCTGCCAGGTACATAAATTCGCATGCACAAATTATAGAAAATGCATTAGGACCTCAGCAAGCTGCGCAAGCATTAATGGCTGATCCTGAGCAATTACCAGTCCCAGCAGAAAGGCCTGAGTTTATTCGCACTGCGGTCGAAGCCTATGATCGATATTTTGATGCTAATCAAGGATTTAATACGCCTGAGACTTTTCAAACGCTTGTTGGTCTAACCGACATGGCAAATAATACGCCTGAAGCACTGCCTGGAGTGCAACCACAAGGCTTAGGCGCGAGAGGCATAACTGAGCTACGTAATTCTCTTGCAACTACGCTAGTAGCACGTACCATGGAAATGGACCCACTGCAGTACAGAAATATTTTGGCCACTGCAATTACTGATAAAGCTGCAAGAACAGGTGATTACACGCAATCTGTGCCAATGCTAAGATTAACACTATTTGATGATCATCGCGCGTTATATGATGGTTTAATTGCTGGCATGGGTAGAACTAATACGCTACAAGAAGCTAGAAACGCATTTTCGCAACTACTTGACTCAATTGATCAACTAGAAATATTTTTAGATAATTACCCAAGTCTTATGCAAAAAATTGAAGAGCTTAGAAATGAAGGCATGGATACAATTGATGCAAAAATTGAAGTCTTATCGCCTATTCATAATGTAATTGATACGCAGCTTCGCGCAATTGATCAACTTATACAAGAAGAAAATCCACCGGCAGATATTTTTGCTCGTGGCGGCTTTGTACAAAATCCAACATTGGCGCAAATGCGCGCCGAGATGATGCTAAGGAATCATAATGCCTGAGATGCCTATTCCCCAGGAGTTTCAACGTTTTATTGAGCCCGTTGAAGACTTAGAGCAAGAAGAAGAATTTGCCAAGACGCCGGCTGTAAAGCTTTTTGACCAAGAAGATATCGAGGAACTACCCGACGGCTCGGCCATTGTTAAGCTTGAAGAAGCCGAGCTGCAAGGGCCTGAGGATACACCCGACTTTTACGCCAATTTGGCTGATGATACAGTTGATATTGGCACTCTTGATGGCATTGCGACCAAATACCTAGATTTAATTGAAAAAGATAAACGCGCCAGAGAAGAACGCGACAAGCAATATGAAGAAGGTATTAAAAGAACTGGACTTGGCAATGACGCGCCAGGAGGAGCTCAGTTTACCGGCGCCAGCCGCGTTGTGCACCCCGTCATGGCCGAGGCTTGTGTAGACTTTGCAGCCCGTGCGATTAAAGAGCTATTTCCACCGGATGGGCCGGTTAAAACCAAGATCATTGGCGAAGTTACTGAAGAAAAAGTAGAACGCGCCGAGCGTAAACGCGACTACATGAACTGGCAGTTAACCGAGCAGATTGAGGAATACCGCGATGAACAAGAACAAATGCTCACACAGCTTCCGCTCGGTGGATCTCAATATCTTAAAATCTGGTATGACGATAAGAAGCGGCGACCGTGCTCTGAATTTGTGCCCATTGATAATATCTATCTCCCATTCGCGGCGGGTAATTTCTATACTGCCTCACGTGTCACGGAGGTCCATGATATCACACAGGAGGAGTTTGAGGTAAGAATTTCTTCTAGTCTGTATTTGGATATTAGCATACACCGAGCATCGCAGGAGCCGGAAGAATCCAAGAGTCAAAAAGCAACCGATAAGATTGAAGGCCGCACCGATCAGTCGCTAAACGTAGACAGCATTCGTAGAGTGTTTCATATCTACACATGGTTAGAGCTTGAGGATGATAAGCATTGTAAGGGTGAAAGAGCACCTTACATTTTGATGATTGATGAGCTTAGCCGCCGTGTGGTTGGCTTATACCGTAACTGGGAAAATGGTGATGACACATACACCAAGCTTGATTGGCTAATTGAGTTTAAGTTTATTCCCTGGCGAGGTGCCTATGCAATTGGTCTTCCCCATCTTATTGGTGGTTTATCTGCTGCTCTTACTGGCGCTCTTCGCGCTTTACTGGACTCTGCTCACATCAACAATGCTCCTACAATGCTTAAGATTAAGGGAGCTAAAATTAGTGGACAATCCACACAGATTGAGCCTACACAAGTCGCGGAGATAGAAGGTGCGCCTGGTGTAGATGATGTGCGCAAGATCGCCATGCCTGTGCCATTTAATCCACCAAGCCCGATCTTATTCCAACTCTTAGGTTGGTTAACACAGGCTGCAAAAGGCGTTGTCACAACCAGCGAGGAAAAGATCGCCGACATAACATCCAACGCGCCTGTTGGTACAACGCAAGCTTTAATTGAGCAAGGCGCGGCTGTGTTCTCATCCATTCATGCCAGACTGCATGATAGTCAACGGCGAGTTTTGCGTGTGCTTGGTCGCATCAACCGTTGGTATTTGGATGAGCAAACTTTTGGCGAGATTGTTGAGGATTTAAATGTCGAGAAAGAAGATTTTGAAAAGAACTCGGACATTGTACCAGTATCTGATCCACATATCTTTGCGGAAACACAACGATATGCGCAAATTCAAACGCTGGCTGCAAGAGCACAAGCCAATCCGGACTTGTACAATCGGCTTGCAGTTGAAAAGAGAATCTTAAAACAAATTAAACTGCCTGAGATTAATGAAGTATTGCCTGATCCCGCAGATGTAAAAGATATGAATCCGGCGCTTGAGAACGTGGCCATGACACTAGGCAAACCGGTTGGGGCATTCCCCATGCAGGATCATTTGGCCCATATTCAAATCCATTTGGATTACTTTAAAGATCCTATGTATGGATCCAATCCTATCATTGCACCGGTGTTTATACCTGGCCTGCTTGAGCATTTAAAGCAACATCTAACGCTATGGTATCTCAATCACATGGACTCTTATACCTCGGCAGCGTTGGATCGACCTTTTAATGTTTTAAAAGTTGAGCCTATTATGCGTGAAGCGCAGCAACTTTTGGCAGCAGCTGGACAGCATGTACACCAAGATAGCATGGAGCAGTTTGCAGGTGTGCAAGGTATGATGCAAAAAGCGTTGCAAATGCTACAGCAAATGCGTCAAAATATGCAACAACCGCAAGATCCTAACATTCAAGCGTTGGTGCAAACACAAATGGCTGAAACACAGCGCAAAGCTATTAAAGATCAAGCCGACGTACAGTTGAACGCCAAAAAACTTGACGCTGCTAATGAGCAAGACGCGCGCAAACTTCAGGCCGAAATACTTATGAATACCGAGAATAACTTGACTGATGAAAGAATGAAAGCAGCCGAGTTGACTCGAGATGCACAACGTTTGCAAAGTGAGCAAGTGCAAACGGTTTTAGAAGCTCAAAACCAACTTCAATCTCAACTAGGAGGACTTAGAAATGTCTGAAGGACCTATCAATATGCATAAAAGAATTGCCATGGGGCAACCTGGGGCAGAGACGCATTTAAAGAAAGGGGGCAAAGTACAAAAAAACGCCAAACCTATGGCCAAGGCTTATGGTGGCAAAGCATCAGCAATGAAAAATGGAGGCATGACTAAGCGTAGCGCTCGAGGTTGCTAATGTTTTCCATTGCTGAACTAATCACTTTGATTAAGCAACAGCAAGGAGATATAGCAAAATCTTTAGCTAATGGCAATGCTTCGTCTTGGGAAGCATACCAACGCTTGGTTGGAGAAAACGTAGGCTTGGAAAAAGCCTTAAGTTTAATTAATCAACTTTTAGAGGAAGCAAAAAATGTCGAATGACATTGTAGAACAAACGCTTGCAGAAGCGTTTCCAGCAGTAGATCCACTTATGTCGCCGTATGGCGCTCGAGTTCTTATTCAAATAAGAGCTGTGAAAGAAAAAGTAACATCAGCCGGCATTGTAATCCCCGAAGAAACCAAAGAAGCCGAGAAGTGGAACACCATGATTGGCAAAATTATTGCCATAGGACCTTTGGCTTTCAAGAAACGTGACACAATGGAGCCATGGCCCGAAGGAGCATGGGCTCAAATTGGTGATTTTGTGCGCGTTCCTAAGTGGGGCGGCGACCGTTGGGAAGTCGACTTTGAGCAAGATGGCTTAAAAGGACGCGCGCTGTTTACGTTCTTTAATGACCATGAACTTATTGGCAAAGTAACCGGCGACCCGTTGAAGATTAAGGCGTTTATTTAAGTTTTGAAAGGAAACTGACATATGACACCTACAGAAAAACTAGAAATGCAGGTCGCGGAGTCGGATGATGGCTCTGCAGTGGTCTCTTTGCCCGATGAGCCACAATCTGCGCCTCAAGAAGAGGTAAAAGCACCGCCTATTGAGTCAGAAAGTGCACAAGATGCACAAGAAAGTGACGATGAAGGTGGTGATGACATACAAGATGAAGGATCTACCACAGATCCGGATCGCGAGGCCATTAGAGTGGCCCGTCGTGAGGAAAGAAAGCTTAAAAAGCAGATTCATAAGGAAAAAGCTCGTGAATCTAACCATCTAATTACTGCTCTTAAAAAGCAAAACTCCGAGTTAGCTGAAAGACTAGCAGTTTTAGAGAAAAGAACCTCAGGCGCTGAGTTAGCACGATTAGAAAAAGCAATTGACGATGCTGGTACTCGTGTAGAGTATGCCAAAATGAAGTTGCAAGAAGCAGTCAATGCTCGTGATGGCGCTGAAGTAACCAAAGCACAGCAACTTTGGTACGACAGCATGCGACAGTTGGAATCTCTGCAATCTATTAAAGAGAATGCCAATAAGCAGATCAGTCAGCCTAAGCAAAATAACATCCAAGTGCCTGATCCTATGGTTCAGCGCATGGCTACGCGTTGGATGGAGAAGAATGATTGGTATGATCCGCAGCTTCGTGATCATGATTCACGAGTTGCGCAAACTATCGATCAAGCTTTAACCGAAGAAGGCTTTGACCCATCGCTTGCAGACTATTGGGAAGAGCTTGACGAGCGGTTGCAAAAATACCTTCCCCATCGCTACACAAATGGGTATAATCCCCCCATCAGAAATCAGAAACCGAGGTCTGTAGTGACATCTTCCGGTCGCGAAACAACTGGCTCACTCAAGCCTAATGAATTTAGGCTAGATCCTGAGCGCGTTAAAGCGATTAAAGACGCAGGCATGTGGGATGACCCCAGTGCACGCGCAAAGATGATCAATAAATTCCGCGAGTGGGATAAACAAAACAAGGCACGGAGCTGATATCATGGATGAAAGAATTAAACGTAATGTTAGAGCAGGCCGCGAAAATCGCGCACAAGAAGATGCACCGCGCGCAGCGCCTGAAGAAAATTTTGCATTATCCGAGGAACGTCGTAAGATGTTCCGCTCGGAGTGGTTACAAGAAGCCCTTCCGACCCCGCCGGAAATTCCCGGCTACCATCTATGTTGGCTATCTTCAACCAACGGTTACGACCCCATTCATAAAAGAATGCGACTGGGCTATGAACCAGTGAAAGCCGATGAACTGCCCGGCTTTGAGCATTTAAAAGTGAAATCAGGTGAGCATGTAGGTTTTGTTGCTTGCAATGAAATGCTTCTCTATAAAATGCCCATGGAAATCTATCAAGAAATTATGATGGATTTGCACCATCGCGCGCCATTGGAAGAGCAAGATAAAATTCGTGTGCAACAAGAGCAATTACAAGGTGCTCGCGATAAACAAGGTCGTTCACTAGTATCGGTTGAGGGCGATGGCATAGATACTGACGCCCACGTTCGTCCACCTGTCTTCGAATAGGTGATGGACATAACCAAACTGTGAAAGGACTCTTATGAGTGCTACTTCTGCTCCGTTTGGATTGCGCCCGGCGTTCCATCCTTCTGGTCTGGATCGCGCCTTCGCACTTGCAAACGGTATTCAAGCAGTGTCGACCTCAGGGAATGTTTCAGCTGGTTTTGCCAGCAACATTCTCAAAGGTCAACCTGTAAAAATGAACACGGCCGGTTGGATTGAGCCCGCTGCTACTGGTGAAGCGTTCCTTGGAGCGTTTGCCGGTGTTGAGTGGACTGATGCCACTGGTCGCCGCCGTGTAAGCAATTACTGGCCTGCCAATGAATCATTCCAAGTTGGCTCGGTTGTTGTTTACTTTTATCAAGACGCAAACATTGTGTATGAGATTCAGGCTGCAGGTAGCTTAACACAAGCTGCTGTTGGTGATGAGTTTGATATCACAAATGAGACTGCAGGCTCAACCACGACTGGTCTGTCGCAAGCTACCCTAGGTACTTCGGCTGCTGGTTCGGGTGCTGCCAAGCAGTGTCGTGTCATTGATATAGCCCCCTATCCGGATAACGCTTGGGGAGATGCGTACACGATTGTACGGGTACAAATCAGCGAGTCTCAGTACGCAGGTACTGTGAACGCCATTTAAGGAGGGTATGTAAATGGCAGCCCCGATGCGCAGTACCGACTTTAGAAGTATAGTTGAGCCAATCCTCAATGAATGCTTCGATGGAGTCTACGATCAACGTACCGATGAATGGTCACGGGTTTTCCGTGAGCAGCAAGGTATTCCCCGCAATTACCATGAAGAGCCGGTCCTGTATGGATTTGGCGCCGCGCCGCAACTGCCTGATGGAACTCCGGTTACCTATCAGCAAGGTGGTGTGCTCTTCCTCAAGCGTTATGTGTACAATGTCTATGGCCTGGCCTTTGCATTGACCAAAGTGCTGGTGGAAGACGGCGACCATATTCGTATTGGTCAAGTTTACGCTCGTCATCTGGCTCAATCTCTGATTGAGACCAAAGAGACACTAAGCGCAAACGTGCTCAACCGTGCATTTAACTCCGCTTACCCCGGCGGCGACGGCGTTCAATTGAACTCCACCTCGCACCCGATCGTAAACGGTACCTTCAGCAACCTGCTGACTACACCTGCTAACCTGTCGCAGACCTCGCTTGAGCAGATGCTCATCCAAATTCGTCAGGCAGTGGATAACAACGGCAAGAAGATTCGTCTGGTGCCCCGCCAACTGGTGGTTGCTCCTGGCAACGTCTTCCAAGCTGAAGTTTTGCTGAAGTCAGTGCTTCGTGCAGGCAACGCTAACAACGACATCAACCCGATCAAGTCCATTGGACTGCTCGATGAGGGTGCTGCCGTTTTGTCGCGTCTGACCTCCGCGACTGCATGGTGGGTGCAAACCGACGCGCCTGAGGGTATGAAGCTGATGATGCGCCGTGGCCTTGAAAAGACCATGGAAGGTGACTTTGAAACCGATTCTATGCGGTACAAAGCAACCGAGCGTTATGACGTTGGCTTTACCGATCCTCGCGCGATGTACGGAACGCCTGGTATTTAATCGTCTGAGAACAGGAGAAAATCATGCTGACTAATTTCCCTAATGGGATTACTAGTTTTGGTGTGCCTGTTCTCGGAACCATTGGTGGCCTTCCATTTACCGGTAACTACTACTTTGTAGACCCGGTAAATGGTGCTGATGGTAACGATGGCACACCAGAGCTGCCGCTCAAGACTTTGTATGGAGCATTGGCCAAGTGCACGGCCGGCAATAACGATGTCGTTGTCCTGATGGGCGATGGCACCTCTGCCGGTTCTGCGCGATTGTCAACCGCTCTTGCGCAAACGATTGATTCATCGGCAACCGCAGGTACTCTGAATTGGAACAAGAACGCCACGCACCTGATTGGTGTGGCTGCGCCGACTATGGTCGCTCAGCGGGCACGTATTGCTCCTCCAACGGGTACTTATACACAAGCAACTTTCAATAGCTTGGCATTTATCAATGTCACCGCATCGGGTTGTTACTTTGCTAACCTGTCTGTGTTCTGTGGTTTCTCCACAGGCGCAAACGGTATGATTGCTTGGACCGACTCTGGCGGTCGCAATGCATATAGCAATGTCAACATCTACGGTATGGCCGATAGCACCTCTGCTACTGGTGCCAACTCGCGTACTCTGAAACTCAATGGTGGTGGTGAGCACACCTTCATTAATTGCGTTTTGGGTGGCGATACTGTTGCCCGTAGCGGTGCGAATGCGACTGTTGAACTGGCTGGTGGTACGGCTCGCAACATCTTTGATAGCTGCGTATTTCCGTTCCAAGCATCTGCCGGAACTCCGCTTGGTCTGTTGGTTTCTGCCGCTTCAGGCATGGACCGCTATCAAGTCTTTAAGAACTGCTCATTCATCAATAATGTGGGCTCTACCTCCACAACCCTGTCTGCGTTTGCCACTCTACCGGCATCCTCAGGCGGCCAAGTGGTCGTGCAAAACACAATGATGGTTGGCATTTCGGAGTACGGTTCGGACGCTACCACCCGTGGACAGATTTATATTGATATGCCTCAGCCGGCAGCGGCTGATGGTGGTATCGGTACAAATCCGACCTGATGAACTCCCGGAGGGGAAACCTTCCGGGGTTCTAACCTAAGGAGCCAGATATGGGTGAATTTAAGCCGATGGTCAAGATGATGACTACGGAGCCTTCCGTTGAGCTTAAGCTCAAAAAAGGCGGCGCCGTCACCATGAAAAAAGGTGGCAGTGCAAAAGTTAAGAAAATGTTGGATGGTGGTATGTCTGGTATGCGTGCGCCCATGCCTATGCCTGTTGGACGTGCTATGGCACGACCGGCACCGCGTATGCCTATGCGCCCAGCACGACCGGCGCGCCCCATGATGAAAGAAGGCGGTGAAACCAAAGCCGAACACGCTAAGGAAATGAAAGTTGCTAGTGAGTTTAAGAAGCATAAAAGTATGCCTGCTTCCAAAGCTCATAAAGGACTAAAGACCGGCGGCGTTGTTAAAGGCCAAGGTGGTTACAAAACCGGTGGCGTAGTAAATGGTCAAGGCGGTTATAAGCATGGTGGTATTATCAACACCGAAAATCAAGGTGGGGTGTATCGCAATACCAAGATGGTTACAACCAAACCTGACCATTCACCAGCTAAAACCGGCGATGTAAAACTTGGTAATGGCGGTGGTTATAAGAAAGGCGGTGCCGCAAAAAAGTATGCTAAGGGTGGGTCGGTAAATGATTCAGGCAAGGCTAAGTCCATGCCTCAAGGTCATAAAAAACCTTCCACACCCGTTAGCATCAATCAACTTTCCGGAACCTTCAAAAAAGGTGGCCAGGTCATGACTCCCGCTGAAAAGCGTCTAACCAAGACGTTTGATAAGGAAAATGCACCGGCCATGAAGGCTGCTAAATCTAAAGATGTAGAGATTTACAGCAAATACGGAAAGCAAATGCGGTACGGTGGTTCATGCTAAATGGAGTGGGGGCGAAAGCCCCCGCTTTTTAAGGAATAACAGATGAAATTACAAACCGTAAGCCAAACAGGAGCTGGCTCAAGCACTCCAATTGTAATGAATTTAAATGCCACTCCTTTCAATGTTGGATTTGGAGTGGTAAAGACTGGAACGGTAAATTACACGGTTCAGCATACTTTTGACGATCCGGCGGTTGGTTTTTCCACCTGGTTTCCCCACCCGACTGTAGCTGCGGCAATCGCAAATGCAGACGGAAACTATGCTTTTCCTGTGACCGCAATTCGTATCACCATGAACTCAGGCGCGGGAACCGTGACCCTGAAACTGATCCAAGCAGGTATTGCGTAATGTCCCATGGCGGCGTCGGCTTTGAAGCGGTAGCCA